GCTACTTCCCCTGATTTTTTTCCAACCCCCTTCACACGCACGCACGAAGCAAGGCATCTTTTTTTTAGGGCAACATTATTTTTAGGGAATATTTTTAGGGGGGCATCGGGAAGTGAAATTCTGTGAAAATATATATATAGACCCCGACCAACTTTTTAAAAATTTGAGTTGACCTATCTTATAAAGATTGCTTATAAATGTTTTATGGAAACAGCACAGTCTATATATACACGTCTTAAAGAAGCTGACAATAAAGTATTGTGGGCATTCGCACAAGAATTACACACAGCTAACAACAAGCTAGATAAAGTAACTAAAAAATTAAAACAACGAGCAACCAATGTAGACCTAGACGATAAAGAGGGGTTGCGTCAGTCGGTTTTGGAACACCTATACGAAGAAAGCTCTAAAGGTAACGCACAGGCATCAGACAAGTTGGCTAGGTTGGCAGGGCTAGGAGAGGAAACGCAGGATATAATCATCGAAGTAGTAAACTATAACCCCCCTCCAAAAAAGAAAGGTAAGAGGAAATCGACATCGAAAGCATAATTCGTATGCTTCCGTATCTTATGTATATGGAGTGCACAACTTGCAAAAATTTTTTCTTTGTATATGAGGAGATAGAATCACCAATAAAGAGTGATGTACAGTTTTGCCCTTATTGCGGTACAAAGTTTGAATATGAAATGGAAGTTTAAAAAGAATACTAGGGTTATCGTAGAGTGGGAGGATATTGTAGCCGACCTACACAGCGAAGATGAAATAGAACCCTGTGCTGCCGAGAGTGTGGGGTGGATAGAAAGCTTGACTAAAAGGTATATAAGGCTTACAACAAGTAGGTATTTAGATGATAACAAAACAGCGGATAGAATTGTAATACCGATAGGGTGCGTTAAAGATGTCAGAGAGATATAGAAGTTGCGAAAAGTGTTGTTGTGTGGATTCGAAGGATAACCCAATTCTTGAGGAATACGAAGGGGATAAACTTATAGCAACCATATGTATGATGTGTTATGCAGAAACATTAAATGAAGATTAGAATACCTACAATAGAACCTAGAGATTATCAAGTACCATTTTTAGAAGCGTTTGATAATGGTGCACAGTACTCCGTTATATCGTGGCATAGACGAGCAGGTAAAGATGTAACCTCATTTAATGCCATGATGAAGCGAGCCATCACCACCGCAGGTAACTATTACTACCTATTCCCAACACGAGCATGGGCTCAACGTGCTTTATGGGATAACATATGTGAGTGGGCAGGTGGCAAAAAACTTATAGACCTACTTTGCCCACCCGAAGTAGTCGCTAGAAAAAACAATTCAGATTTTTTTCTTGACCTAATCAATGGTTCTAGGATAAAAATTGATGGCACAGACAACCTGAACTTTGTCGGGCAAGGGGGTTCAGGATATGTGTTAAGTGAGTTCTCATTACACAAAGAGGAAGTATCAGGATTTCTTGCCCCTATACTAACAGAGGGTAACGCATTTGTAATATTCAATGGCACGTTACGAGGAAAATCAAATCATTTATGGAGATTATATGAAAACAATAAAGACAATAGTAATTGGTTTACGCAATGGTATCAACTCGCTGATACAAAAACTGCGTATTGGGTTGGCGAAGGCATGGATATTAATTCAGAGCTTGTTGGTAAAATTAGTCCTTATGATGGAAGGGCTTATAAAAATATTCAAGAAGATGTTGACTCGGGTATAATATCTTACTCTATGGCTCGTCAGGAATACCTGAACGAAGCCGTATCACAAGTTGAAAACTCTTATTACGGACACGAACTAGAGCTATTAAAGAACGAAGAAAGATATGGAAACTTTAATATTAGCAGCAACCCTATCTATACTTTTTGGGATTTGGGTACATCTGATGCAACGTCTATAGTTTTTGCACAAATTATTGACAAGAAACCTATAATTATAGATTATCACGAGTCTAGTGGTAAAAAAATTGAAGATTATGCAACGATAATAAACAGCAAAGGATATAAGTATGGTGGGCACTTTGCACCGCATGATGTATCCAAGCGTATGTTGTTTGGAGATTTAATTACTAGAGCAAAAGAAGTTGGATTAGATTTTCGTAGAGTACCAAAAACCAACTCGGTATTAGAAGATATAGAAATATGTAGACGTATGATGCGTAATGTTTACATACATGAAAGATGTGAAGATTTATTAGAACACTTAATGCACTATAGAGAAAGTCCTAGTGGCAAACCTGTACATGACAAACATTCTCATGCAGCAGATGCCTTTAGAACTATGGTTATGGGTATGCATCTTAATTTAGTATCACAATATCTTAATAACAAAAATGTAATTAATTTACCAAAATTTACTTCTACAGCAGAAGAATATAGCTCTTGGGATATAGAAGAACAAACAGAAGAACCACTATGGAAAAAATTTAGAAATAAAAATAGCTTGACAAATTTTTAGGTTTTGATATAAGAAACGTATAAATTTATTTGGAGATACCTATGGCTACAGCAGTAAGCAAAATAAATAATCAAATGTTGCAACCTTATTCATCAGAAGCAGTATCAAATATGTATGTTGAATCTGTTCAAAGAGCAAGACGTAGAGGTCAAGGCAGAAGTGCTATGATAACTAGAGGGCAATCTGTTGGTGGTGCTGTACCAATCGATTTAACAGGTCAAAATATTGCAACTGCATCACAATTAAATCCTGTTGCTGTAAAGAAAGGAGCTATATCAAAATCATACGCACCTCCTAAAAGTTTGTATCAGTTTGCTTCAGGGACATATGGCAAATTTGAAAAGAAAAAAAGAAGTTTTGCTTCTTGGTTAGACATGAAAAAAGATGGAACTACTGCTAATTTTCAAGGTGGAAGAAAAGCAAGAAATTTGAATCAAATTAAAAATATGTATAATACATATATGAAGGCATATAAGCAACAAAGAGCAGCAGCTATACAATCAGCATGAATGTAAATTCACTTATTCAAATGTATAAACGAGAGAAGGGTAGCTCTGAACGAGCTAACTTTGATGATTTATACCAATCAGCAGCAGAGTTTTGTAATCCTAAAGCAGATAACATACAACAAACTAAAAGCAAGGGTCAAAGGTCTGACCAACAAAGATTAACTGATATTGGTATTAAGGCTAGACGTATGTTTACTGCAGGCATGATGTCACATTTATTTCCACAAGGACAAAATTGGTTACGCATTGTAACACAAAATAGAGAGTTAATGCAAATAGACAATGTTGTTAGAGCATTAACAGCTTGTAGTAAAAAGTTTAACAGATATATAGAAGATTCTAATTTTTATGAAGAAATGGGACAATGTATAGACCATTGTGGTTATATAGGAACTACAGCATTATATTGCGAACAATCTCCAAGAAGAATACTTAACTTTCGTTCTCATTACATAAATCAATTTTATTTTTGCGAAAACTATCTTGGCGAAGTAGATACTGTTATTCGTGAGTTTAAACTTACAGCAAGACAAGCGGTGCAACAATTTGGCGAGTCTGTATCAACAGAAATAAAAGATATGGTTAAAGAACCTAATACATCTTCTAAAGAATATACATTTATTCATATAGTAATGCCTAGAGATAAATTTATACCTAATTCAGATATTAAAGAAGAAAAACCTATAGCATCTTATTACATTGATTTAAAAGCAAAAGAAATAGTATTAGAGTCAGGGTTTGATGAAATGCCTTATGCTGTAGGTAGATTTTATAAAACAAACTTTGAAAAGTATGGTCGCAGCCCTGCATTAGAAGTATTTACATCTTTGCCTTTAATCAATCGCATGGAAGTATCTCGTATTCGTGGTGCTGAAAGAGTAGCCAACCCCCCGTGGCTAGCTCCTAATGATGGAAGTGTAAGACGTATAAGCAATGAACAAGGGTCTATAATATATTGGAATGCAGGTAATCCATTATCTAAACCCGAACAGTTAAGACCTATGGATAATGTTATTGTTAATGACACTATGATTGAAAAAAAAGAGCAAGAAGTATTAGATGCTTTTTATGTACCATTGTTTAATCCTTTATTAAATAAAAAAAATATGACGGCATTTGAGTCACAAGAAAGATTAAACCTTTCATTACAGTTCTTAACACCTGCTGTTAATCGTATAAATAAATATTTTGTAACTCCAATACTTGAAAGAGCATTTGGTATCTTATTAAGAGCAGGAGCATTTCAAGAATTAGAAATAGATGAATTATCAGAACAATCTCTTGAATTTGATTTAGTAGGTAAAGCATCTCTTGCTTCAAGACAAATAGAATTGTTTGGAACAATGACTGCAGTACAACAAATTGCACAAGTAGGACAAATTAATCCTGAAGTATTTGATAATCTTAATCCTGATAAAATAGCTAGATTTATACAAGAAGTTAATATGTGTCCTGTAGATTTACAAAGGTCTGAAGAAGAAGTTGCATTTATTAGACAAGAAAGAGAAGATATGCAAGAAATGCAACAACAAAGAGAAAATATGCAAGCATCAGCAGATATATATGCAAAAACTTCTAAAGCACCTGAAGAAGGTTCTGATGCTGAAGAAATGAAAATGGAGGAATAGTGGATATAATAGATAAAGTTACCTACGATTTTGAGTGGGATAACGAGAAGGATTTATCAGAAGAAACTAGACGAGCTTTTGTAAACCTTTTTGACCCAACCAACAATGATTCATTATTAGTTACAAAATTTTTAATTGGTATTTGTAAATGGCAAGACCAAACAGAATATAATGACCCTGTTATTGAAGCCAAAATGAATGCTTTACGAAATATAATATTAGGAATTAAAAATCAAATAAATATGAAACCCATAGAGGAGGACTCAAATGAGTGAAGAAGCAGTACAAAATGAGGAAGTAGTTGAAGCTACCGAAGAAGTATCCAATGAGGAAGTACAAGAAACAGCCGAAGCTGCGTCTTTTGTTGATTCAATGTTATCGCAAATTGACAATGAAGATATTAAAAATGCAGGATTTTGGAAAAACCTTGATGGAAAAAGTGCTAACGAAGTTGGACAATATATAAAAGAACTTCAATCTTTTGCAGGTAAAAAAGGAGATATTCCAAAAAAAGATGCTACCGATGAAGAATGGTCAGAGTTTTATCAAAAACTTGGTCGCCCCGAATCAGTAGAAGGTTATGACTTTGGAATAGGTGATGAATTTACTGAAGCAGTAGGCAAAGAAGCTGTGCCATATTTTGAAAAAACTGTTAATGAAATTAAGGAAGAAGCATTTAATATTGGTGCAAATCCCGAACAAGCTGAAGGTTTAGTTAATATATTTCTTAATTCTGTTATATCTTCAATAGAAGAATCTTCAAAAGAAGATAAAGAATATGCAGAAGAAATGGATAAAGAGCTTCGTTCTGAATGGGGTGATGAATATAATGGTATGATGAATGGTATAGAATCTATGTTATCTGTTAATGGTTTTCCTGATGAAAATTTACAATTACTAAAAGAATCAGGTATGCTTAAAGACCCTGCGTTTGCTGTTGTTATGGGTAAAATAGCTAGTAAGTTTGCAGATGACCCCGAAATAGGACATCATCAAACAAAAACACAAGCAGGAATTCGTGACCAATTAGCAGAAGTTAATATGGATATAGCAGAATATGTTAAGACAGGTACAAAAATACCACAACACGTTGCACAAAAGCGTTTAGATTTAATGAATAAATTAGGCGATAATTTGTAAAGTTTTTTACTTGACATATAATGCGTACTTATAGTAAGGATTTATATAACGAAAGGGATAACCTTTTTAAGACCCCTGTAAGTTATCGTCAACCTAGACGTTAAATAGCAGGCAAGACCTCTTTGTGGAGATAATCAGAGCCGATTAGTCGTGCTGTTAATTCAGCGTTAAATATTAATTAGCCAAAATTAAAACAAGGAGATAATAAAATGGCTTCAAGTAACATATCTACTGCGTTTGTTAAGCAGTATGGTTCTACTTTAGATTTATTAGCTCAAACTATGGGTGGAAAATTCACAGGCAAGTGTCTTGAAGAATCTATCGAAGGCGAAGAAAAGTATTATGACCAATTAGGTTCTGTATTCGCTGAAGAAGTTACTTCTAGGTATGCTGATTCACCTGAAAACGACATTAGTTTTGCAAGACGTAGAGTTGTTGCAACACCATTTGATGTTGGTTTGATGCTTGATAAGTTTGATAAAGTACAAATGTTGGTTAACCCTGAATCTGAATATGTCCAACAACAGGTTCATGCGTTAAATCGTAAAAAAGATATTGAGTTTATTAAAGGTGCTTTAGGCTCTGCACAAACAGGAAAAACAGGTTCTACTCCTGTAAGTCTTGCTGCTGCAAACAGAATTGCACATAATAATACATCTTTAACTTTAGATAAATTAGCAGAAACAAGAGCTAAATTTGGAGAAAATGGAATCGATTTAGATGACCCATTAAATAAATCATATATTGTAGTAACTCCACAAGTTATTCAAGATATGCTTAACTCTACTAAAGTTACAAGTGCAGACTTCAATACAGTAAAAGCGTTAGTAAATGGTGATTTAAATTCATTCATGGGATTTGAGTTTATTGTTTCTAATCTTGTTCCTTTCTCTGTTTCAGCTGCTGCAAACTTAACATATTCAGCTACTGATGTTCCTGATGATACAAGTGCAGATGCTACAGCAGGAGGCGTTAAAATTAAAGCGTGTTTTGCTTATGTGCACAGCGGAGTTAGACAAGTTACTAATCCATCTATTCAAACAGAAATCACTAAACGTGATGACAAGAGATTTAACTACTATGCTTATTCTTGCATGAGAACAGGTGCTGTTCGTATGGAAGAAAAGAAAGTTGTTGAAATTGCTTGTGCAGCAGGTGTTGGTGTTGATAACAGCGGAGGTGCATAATGAGTACATTCAATTCTAATGAGGTAACTCGTGTATATGGTGATGTAGGTACTACCGCAGGTGGTGGAACTATTGGTTTAACTACAGAAAGAACAGGAGATAGTTTCTTTGCTGCAGGACTTAATGGTTTACAAGTAGCTTCTTTTTCATATACAAGAGGTGATGCAGATAGTGGTGGGCACGTTTACAACTTAACAGTTCTTCCAAGAAACGCTGTTGTTGTAGGTGCTGCATTACAAAATGACGCAGGTTATGGTGGAAGCGGAAGCTCTACTTTAACTTTTAAAGTTGATGGAGTTGCTATAGGTTCTGCTATTGGAATCGGTACATCAGGTACAGGAGGTTTCCAAGCAGGAAATGGTGCTAAAATTAGTGGCACAGCTGTAGGACTTGCAACATTAACTGAATCAGGTCATGCAATGGCTGCAAGCAAAAACGCTAGTGGACAAATTTTCTACTACGTTGCTAACTAAAAAGTAATTCAGTAGGCATCTAACCTGCCTTCTCGGTTAGTGTAAGACCTACATTTTTTTAAGGAAGATATGGGATTATCTAAAGTAGACATATGCAATCATGCGTTATTAAAAATTGGTGCAGACACCATATCATCATTAGACACAGCTTCAAATACAACAGAAGCAACAATTCAAAGTGCAAAGTTTTGCAACATTCTTTTTGACCAAGCATTAGAAGAAGTATTGCGTATGCATAAATGGAACAACGCAATGAAACGAGCACAACTTACTCGTTTAACAGATGCTCCTGCTTTTAAATGGAAATACAAATATTTATTACCTTCTGATTGTGTAAGGGTTGTAAACTTATATGATTCAACAGATGCATATGATGACCAAACACAATGGGTAGTTGAAGGTAAGAACATATTAACAGATTACGAAAAGGTATATTTATCTTATGTATCTAAACCACAAGATGTATCAACATTAAATTCGTTTGTTACTCAATGTGTTATACAAAATTTAGCAATTAAACTATCTGTACCTATGCAGTTAGATGAAGGATTGCAAAATAACTTATTACAAGAGTTTACTATACAAATTTTACCACAAGCTAAAAGCATAGATGCACAAGAAAATAAATGGTGGGATATGGAAGAAAGCGACACATTACTTTCTGTTTATAAAACCTCACCTGTAATATAGGAGTAGTATGCCTATAAATTACACACAATCTTTTCAATCAGGCGAGTTGTCAAGAAAAATGGATGGCAGGTCTGACCTTGACCAATACAAAACAGGTTGTCGTGATTTAGATAATTTTTATGTATTGCCTCAAGGTGGTGTAGAAAGAAGAACAGGTACAAAATATATTAATCTTACAGGAGATGAAGATTCTATTGATGGTGCAGCATCAGCTAGATTATTTCCTTTTGATTTTTCTGATACTGCAAAATATGTAGTAGAAGTTGGTACAAGTTATATTAAAATATTTAATGGTATAGCGGAAACAGATGGCTCTTATACAATTTATGAACCTACAGGAACAGTACCTGCATATACAGCAACAGAATTACACGAGTTACAAGCTATTCGTAGATATGATACTATGGTTATTACTCATAGAAACCACGAACCATTACTTTTAAAAAGATTAACTGTAACACCAACATTTGAAGTATCTGAAATAGATTATGTATATCCACCGCTTATGGATATGAATGTTACAGCTACTAGTTTAAAACCTAATTCTTCTGTAGTAAGTAATATATCAGTAACATTAAGTTCATATACTTCAGGTACAGGAGCATTAGTATTAAGTGCAACAGGTCATGGATTAGCTGTAAACGATAGAGTAACTATAACAGGAGTAACTCATAGTGGTGGTTCATCTGTAGTTACTATAACTGATGCAGTTGTTACAGTATCAAATGCAAATGATTTTACTATAGTTATAAGCACAGGATTAAGTTCAGTTGGAGTAAGTAGTGGATTAGTAACAAAAGTTATAACACAATTACAAACATATTCTGATGATGGTACAACTTTAGTTTCTGATGTTATAAACAACGACCATGTAAATTCTATATGGGGTGTAAATTATGTAAGAAGTTCGGCTAACAGACAGGCAAATATTAGTATTGCAGGTGACACAACAGGTGCAGAAATAGATGTTAGTTTTTCTAATTATTCCGTTAATACATCAGGAGATTTAGCAGGAGTAGTTACTATACAAAGAAGTACAGATGGTGGTTCTAATTATAGTGATTTAGTAATTTTAGGAACAGCAGATGGAACTACAGCAGGAAATGTATTTTCTTATGCTTCTACTGTTGCTGAAGATAAAAATACAAAAATAAAAATAAAAGTTTCAGGTCATTCGGGTGGTACGTTGGGTGGCACTATAGTTGCACAAGAACAATTTTTGAAAGGTTTAACAAAAATTACAAGTAATATACTAGGTTCTACAGTTACAAAAACAAGTTATAACACATCAACTAAAGCATTAGTGTGTGCATCAACAGGTATTCAAACTAAAGGATTAGTTGATGGAGATAAAGTAACTATAACAGGTATTACAAAAGATTCAGATAGTTCGGTTGTTACAGCTGAAAATTTAACTGTATCTTCTGTTGGTGCTAATGCTTTTACTGTTACTTTACCAATTTCAGATTCTAGTGATGTATCT